GGCAGCAGCAAGAAACATGATGCCTTTTAGAGCAAGCAACGCAGGTAACGCTTGCACTAGGCTTGAAGCAATGTTGGCGAAACCCTTCATCGCATCACCATTACCAAACAAAGCAAAAAACTGTTTTACCCCATCAATAGTCGAAGCAATAGCATCCTTAATCTGCTTGAAAGTAGCACCAGCCTCAGTCTTAGGATTCGACAAATCATCCAAAAACTTACTCACCTGATCACCTAAACCACCAGGCTTAGTGAATTCGGTAACAAACTGTTCAACATAAGGCAAAATAATGTAACCCAACTTTTCTTTCAAGTTATCCATAGCCACATTTAGTTTGCTGAACGGATCTGCTTGAGTAACCGCTGCACCCGAAACTTCTCTACGCAAATCACCAAACAAGTCTTTAGACTTCTTCAGTTCAGGAAACATACGAGTCAAGGCAGAAGTATTGCCATTGAACGCTTTTGCCATAGCTTGAGCAACAGTATCTAAAGGCTTACCCGAAACAGCTGAAGCATCAAGGGATAGTTTCAATAATTCTTGAGCCTTCGAAACGCTACCAGTGGCACGAACCAACTTACCCATCGCAGGTCTAAGATTGTCGTCAACAATACCAACCTGAGTTGATAAAGTATCAATAAATTTGTTGTTTTGCTTTACTTGAGCTTTAGTGGCATGACCATTCTTAACGAGTTGGTCGTTGAGTAGTCGCATACTTTTCTGGTCAGCGGCAGCAGCCTTGCCAGCATCTAAAAGAATATCGCCAATCTGTTTTAAACCTGCACCAATACCAATAGCACCAACAATCTTTTTTAGATTGCCGAATTCACTTTTGGCTTTCTTAATACCTGAATCATCAAATTTAGAGAGAATGCTCGCAATAAGAGCCATTTAGAGCCTCCTCGAAACCTTAGACGAATACTTTTCCCAAATCAATTTTACTTCCCGCTCAGTATCAGGCATTTTAGATTCAGCTGACTTGTAGAAGAAGTTGAACCAGCCTCTAGATCTAACTTGACCAATCAAAGCACGACCTTGACCATTCAACTTGTGGCTTCGAGTTTGACCTTTCCAAGCATAAGTTTTAGTTTGTGTTGAACGAGCAATACCAGAGCCCTTACCTGCAACACCAACAATCGCAGGCATAGGCGACCTCAACCAAATAGATACGAGACTTGTTACTTTGCTTCTGCGACTACGATTCTGCCTGTATCGAATCAAAACATTGTCCGAACGCATAGCAGTATTCTTGTATTTACCATTTTCCCAGTTAGTTCGACCAGAATGTTCAGTCATACCTGATAGCGGTGCAATAGATCTAACTTCTTTAGAAATATCGTTTGCCATAGGTCGAGCAATAGTCTTAAACTCTCTAACCATCTGCTTCTTTAGACCAGGCTCTAACTCGTCAAGTTCCTTAGCGATACGCCTAACATCAAAAACAACTTCTTTACTCACGAGGCGACCTTTGATAATTTACAGCCCAAAGCATCGTATTCAACATCCTGTCCGATTCCTTCAATAACTCTGAAGGTGGAATGCCTGAAGCTACAGCAAGATTGGCAATAAACCAGTGAATAGACTCATCGCCTAAACCCTTTATTTTTTTGTATCATCAACTTCGACAGTATCAACCAATTCAATCCACTGTTCAAAAGCCAAAGCAGTCTTAGCAAGACGGGTAACCGTAAGCCAAGCCAAATAAAGCAAGTGAGTAGTTTTTTCTAGGTTGGCAATACTAATGTCGAAATGTGATTCCCATTTCACTAGGTCGCCTGCTGAAGTTTTTACTTCAATAACTGTTCCATCATTCAAAGTTATGCGTAGGTAGATAGAGTTCATGTTATGCGGTTGCCCTCGTTACAGTTCCAGATGTTGGCCAAGTTAGCGAGAAGGTAGCCAAGTCACCAATCTGACCACTAATCGGGGTAACATCATTGACCAAACAAATTGCAGTGTAAGCAGGGTTAGCTGAACCGGTTGCTGAAGTAGTTGGCTTCAACACGACTGTTGCCTGAGTTCCAAGCAGAGGCCATAATGTTGCATCAACAGTTGAAGCAGCATAATCCTGATTGAATTGAAGTGTTAGAGTGCCTTCTTTCAAACCGGCTACACGAGTAACCCAAGTAGATCCAAAAGCAGTGGTAGTAATGTCGTTAGCAGAAGTCTTTAGCTCAACTTGAGTAATGTAACTGTTTAGAGCGGTTGAACCGTTGATGCTAACGCTGAAATCTGTTGCAACAAAAATCGCCATTTATTTTCCTTTATGCGTAAACCGAAACCGAAAACTCGGCACTCAAATAGTCTATTCCATTTATAGATACAGCCCCATAAGCAGATAACTCTGGAACAAACACCTCAAACGCTGAACCACCCAAACTAGGGTCAGACTCCAACGCAGCCTTCACCCCTGTCGGCTCAACCAAAACATCAAGCGACTGTTGAGCAGTCCTCTCAGCAACCCGACCCAAAACAACCGTAACCTTAAAACTATAAAGCCCCATACTGTTACGATTCTGCTGATTATACGAAATCTTCTCTAAGCTAATCAAAGCGGCAGGAGGGTTCACCACATCAGGCAAAGTGTCATAGACACGCAGATTAGAGATAGTTTGCAGGTTAGTTTTTAGCCCTGATCTAAGTTGAGCGATAGTCATTATGCTCCAGTGCGAAGCAGTCTAAACGGATTACAAAGTTGAGCAACATCACCATCAACACTAGAGCCAACACGCATAACACCAATATCGCTTACACCAGCAATACCTAAAGGCGACTCTAAACGCTTATACAATCTTGAAGCCTGAATGATGCAAGCAAACTTGATAGGTTCAGGGACAGCAACCCAACCCCAAGTTCCTGTAACCTTCACCAAAGCACTACCAGCAAAAGTAGGGAACAAATAATTGCCGACAGCAATCAGTTGAGTGTAAGGCGAATAACCGCCATTAGCCAAACTGTTTTGTGGTGCTTTCTCATAGTCGCTAGAAGCCCAAGTCACATCATAAACAGTCAAATCGTTAGAAGCTGTCTGCAAACTTGTGATTGTTTGACAGTCATCAATCCAGCAATGATAGTTATCGTAAGGTGCAAAATATCTAACTTCACCTGGTGAACCTGAATAAAAATAGCGGTTACAATATTGGTCAATCATGCGTGAAGCAGAGTTGATACTGTTTTCAATCAAAGTGTCATCGAGATTATCATTCAGTCTTAGTGCAGCTTTGACATCCGCTAGAGTGCAATAGCCATTAGTTACAGCCAAAATAAACTCCTTAAGTCGTCTCTAGTTTATCAAGCATCAATACACGCTTCTTCAAGTCAGTAGTCGAAATGCCTTCAGTATAAGGAACATACAGCAAAGTAATTTGCAAGTTATCGAGCCAAGCCTGATTAAACCCCATTTGAGCATAATAATCTTTCTTAGCCCAATCACTACCAATAACAACAAAATCAGGTGAAACATCCAAAATAGTTGGTTTAGAATCTGCACCACTACGATTAGGAACAACCTGATCCACAGCCCTCAAACCCAACAACACTTGCTTACGCTCCAAATAATTCATTACAGGCGGTTTACCTTTATAGGCCTTAATAAATTCATCAGTATTTAGAGCAACAACAACCTTGCCATCTTCACCAGCAATCTTCCTACACTGCTCCAAAAACTTCACATGGCCAGAATGGATAATGTCAAAAGTTCCACCGGTATAAACTATCTTTCCCAAGCGTTCATCCTCCTAATCTCAAGCGACCACTCGCCTTGAGTCAAATCATTCTCAGCAACCTTCTTATGAAACAAATCACTATTACGCTTGAAAGTAACATCATTCTGGCTATGAAAACCACTAGCCAAAGTCGAGCTGTTATCATGCCCAAGCTGAGCGTAAATAAACTTTGCTTGAACACCCGCAGCCTGCAACCTACGCTCATAATCGTTATCCTCAAAATAGATTGGATGAAAACGCTCATCAAACAAACCAGCCCTCAACACTGCACCCTCACCCAAAGCAAACCCCGACCACTTAGGCATAATACTAAGAAAGTTGATTGCCTCAATATCAACGCTGTTATGTATCTTCTCTAAAGCACCAGGTTGAAAGAAAGAATCATCATTCACCAGCAACCAGTAAGGTGCAAAAGGAGTGCTTTTCACAATCAAATTCAAACCCCCAGAATAACCCAAACCATAAGGCAACTGAACCAACCACATCTTCTCAACCAGATCAGGTTTCACTGGATTGAATTCACGCTTACCACTATTATCAACAATCACCAGATTCTCAACAGGATAATCAATGGAATCTAATAGGCGTTGAGCTAAATCAAATCTGCTGTAAGTCAAAAAACCTAAAACAGGAATCATTTTTTAGACATCTTCTCAATGAAAGGCCTCCAAGATGAAGCATAAATCTTGTCGGCATCAAACTCTCTAGCAAAAGCCAAAGTCTTAGGGAAATCCCCTTTACCACGCTGATACGCAGCCTCTAAAGCATCAACAATACCTGCCACGCTAGGAACATTAAACCAACAGCCTTGACCTGCATCCCAAAATGGTTGCCCATCAACTAGAAAACCATCAGGAGAAGTCAACTCAGTAGAAGCAGCAAAGTTACTGGTGATAATAGGAACACCACAAGCCTGAGCCTCAACCTGAGGAACACCAAAACCTTCACCATAACTGGTAAACAAACCAACATCCCAAGCCGAATAGATAGCAGCCAAATCTTCTTGACTAATACCGTAGCTGTAGGCGATTGGATCAACTAGCTTTACCTTTTCAGCAGGAACACCACACGCCTGCAAAATCTGTGTAATGTTGAAACCAGACTGCTTGCCAAAAGGTTCAGTATGCAAATACAAAATTACATCATCATGTTTTGAAGCAAAAATACCGAAAGCCAAAAGATTCTCTGCAACAGCCTTACGGTGAATAAAACCACCAGCCTTATTAGCAAAGTTCATGCCAACAACAAACTTTTCTCGACCTTCAACAAAATCCCTAGAATCCTGCCCATCATGCAACTCAAAAGAAGGTTTGAAAACTTTAGTGTCAATAGCGTGAGGAATAAAATCTGCCTCAACGCCCTCATTTTGTATCATCTCCTGACCAAACTTACTCATAGCAATAGGCGTAACATTAGGTTTCTTCAACCAAGCCATAACCTTTGATGGTGCAGGTTGATGATCTATCGGCACCCAAGAAGCAATAGGCAACGCATCCAACGCAGGATTATCGAGCACCCAAACATCGTAAAGAGTCACTATAAACGCAGGTAAGTCTTTGTTTTCAGCTGAAAAATGTTTGAAGTTGATTGGCAAAACATCAGTCGAATACTGATTCATTCCACGAGCATAATGAGGAATAACACCAGCACCAGTCTCAATCAAAGTATTTACACCCTCACAACCAAAGTTAGAGAGCATCGCAACCTTATGCCCATCCTTTACAAGTCGTTGAATAACCTGTTTAGTTTGAGTGCCATAACCTGTTGGCTGATTGAGAGAGTTTGAATACCATGAGATAGCTGAAATAGACATGAGTTCAGCCTAATAGAAAACACCCCCTAAAACGACCCTACGCAGTCGAATTAGGGGGTGAAATCTTTACCCTAAAGGGAAGCCTTAGCTTGCTCCACCCTTGAAGTATTTGATGTTGTTAGTTTGCACTAGAGCACCATCTAATCTCCAAGTTGCTCTCCAGGTCACTAGGTCGTTAGCGAAAGCATAGTCTTCGCTTCTGTCAACCTGTAGACCACCAGCGTTACGAACATAAACTGACTTCAAGTCACCACAAAGGATTGACTTTACACCAGTCGCAGCAGAAGGCATTGCAGGAGTTTCAATAACTGGAACACCCAACACTAGATCACGCTTGTCTTGACCAACACCAATGTCGAATAGGTAACGACCATAGGAGTCCTTCAACTTACGAATCTGAGAGATTGTAGTTGAGTTAGCCAAGATAGCAAATGAAGGCTTAGCACGAAGAGCACCATCAAGCGAGTAAACAAGGTCAACAATATTGTCCGCCGAGGCTTGCCCACTAACTCCGGTTCCGCCCGTGATCGCAGATGCAGCAGCACCCAAGATACCTGTTGGCTCAACAGTTCCAGTTCCATTTATCAGCTTGTCACCGATAGCGTAACCGAAAGCGTTACCAAACTGGTCAGCCAAGAAACCAACAATGTCAACGCCAGAGTCCAAAACCAGTTCCCTAGCGAGTTGGCTCAAAGCACTGAATTTCCAAGCTCCTAAAGTAGTGAAGGAGTTGAAAGTTGGCTCAGAAGTTGCAATCGCTGAACCAGCAGCCTTGATGGTTGCAGTTGAGAACGCTGACTGTGATGGAATCTGCAAGTTTTCACCAGAAGCAGTGTTGATCACTGTTGCATAGTCAAGCAGAGGGTTAACTAGACGAGCAACCTTAACCACCTCTGAAAACAGAGAAGTTGGCACTGGAGCACCGCTAGTTGATGGAGTGATGGCACGGAATTCGTATGAACGAAGTTCACCCAAAGCCATCTTACGAAGCACATCGTGTTCGTTGTCTGATACTGTTGCACCAGCAAAGTTTACAGCTGCGTTAGCAACGACTTCAGCAGTCTTAGCCTCACGCTGTTCAACTTCAATGGCTTCATTTCTGCGGTTAATCTCTGCGGTTAGAGAAGCATACTTAGCCTCATCTTCACCAGTCCAGACACCACCACGAGCCTCAACACTGTCAATCAGTGCTTTAGCTTCATGCCAGGCTTTAGCTTTCGCCTCAGTCTGTTTTGCGATAAAGTCGCTCATTTGTTTGTTCCTTTCAAGAACATAAATTGAATAGGGAATTTAGTCGAGATACACTCAGAACAAATCAGGGATAAACGCACTGACAATAAAAGTCTATAAGCGGTAAAGATACTTAAAACAAAAACCCCCTAGCCCAACAAACTAGGAGGAAAAAGAATTAGCTCTTTTTATTATTAGCCAAAGCGAGAACCAACAAAGACTTTTGGCTAACTTGTCTAAATGTTAGACCTTCTTCATAAGCAAGTCAAGTTGCTTCTTCTTTAGATCCAACAAATCTTGAGGGTTAGAAACCTTATCGTCTTTCTTCAAAACTTTAGATAAAGTTTCAGTCAAAAGTTCCCCTTGCCTTTCAGTCAATTCATCGCCAGACTCTAAAGCAAGCAGAGCATCAGTCAATTCTTCAGCCGAAACGCCACGCTTCTCAGCTAAAGCAACAATCTTGTTAGCAAGTTCACTCATATTTCTAATAGTAGCACTTCCCTCAGTTGCGAGATATGCCGGAAAGGCCACTAAAGAAACCTCGTGAACATTGACACGCTTCAAAACACGCTCACTAGCAGAAGGCCATTCATCGCCACCAACAGGAACACGGAAGCCGAAACTGAAGGCATTTACATCGCCACGCTTGATTAGAGTTGCAGCATCACGCCCAGCCTGAGTATCAGGCAACTGAGCCTCAACCAACAAACCATGCAAATCTTCAGTCAACTTCAAAGTGCCAGCCCTAGTTGAACCCAAAACAGTGCCAGTATCGTGATTCCAAAGCAGTTTAATGTCATTCCTAGACTTCAACGAATCTCTAAACGCACCTGGTTCAATAGTTTCAGTGAACGGTAGCGGTTGAGATGGTGAATTGAATACAGCAGCATAACCACGCAAAGTCATGCCATCGCCTTCTTGACGAATCTCTAAATCACGAACAATCTGTCTACGCTCAATACCCTTAGACACTCTTTCACCTCTTTCATGCAATTCTGCCACTTTGTTAGGTTCAACAAACCTAGTTGAAGCATCCTCAACAGGCACTTCATCGACAGGTGCAGGTTCACTAGCAGGAGCAACCACATCTGTAGCCTCAACAAGGTCATTCAAATCACCAACAACCTCAACAAGATGACCAACCAACTCCAACACTTCACCCTGCAAATCATTTAGTTTGCCAAGCAACTCATCTTTAGTCAAAGGAACACCCTCCATCCCAACATCACGAACACTATCCTCAACAGGTAAGTTTTTAGGATCGTAAACCACAGTTACACCAGCTTTCTCGTATTCAGCCCTAGCCTCAACATTATTTTCAACAACAAAATCAATAGTGTTGCCTTCTGCTAAAAGTTTTTTAGCCACTTCACCCTTCCAAAGTGAAGAATCCGTTTCAGTTTCAGGTCGAGTAATCAACTGTTCAAACTCAACCCCATGCTCATCCAACCAACTAGAAACAAATTCTCTATCAGCATCTAATCGACCAGTAACAATAAACAAAGGAACATCCTGCGACTTTATCCAAGAAGCAACCTGCTCATTCAAATCACCTGCAACAAACAAAGTGTCATCAAAATCACTTACACCAATACTGCCGACAGCTCTACGATTCAACCTAGAATCTAGGCTATTCACCCAACTCTCACCGGCATCCCCACCCCAAGCATCCCAAGCAACTCTGCCTGCGGAAGGGAAACCATCTTCACCATCATTAAAACCAGTAGCTTTGCGATCAACGGAATGCCTAGCGAAGTAGCTCAGCATTCGGTTGACTACATCTGCCGATACCTCTGCACCCGAAGCAAGTTGACTAGCCCTACGCCTACCAATAGCAGTAAAACCCTGACCTGCCTTACCTTCCTCAATCCACTTCAAAGCCCTCTTAGCAGCATCAGCAACACCTTGAGGCGGTTGATATGAACCTTCAGGGACAGCTCGCTTCAACTCGCCACCAGGTTGAATCTTCTCAGCAATAGAAACAGCAACCATCTGTTTGATAGCATCCTGTTTATTCTTATGTTTACCTAAAACAGTGCCATCACTCTTGACTGTATTCCAGCCCTCAACAGTTTTCTCAATAAAGTAAGGCATCAGGCATTCCTAACCATATAGCTTGCCTGAATAGTTCCAGAAGAAGCCAACAAATAGATCACTTCATTAGGGTTGATAACTGTTTCTATTGAATCAAGTTTCGGCAAAATCAATCCATTAGCATTCGTAACATCATGCCCACCAATCAACAAGTTATTAGTGTTGTCGTTGTTATGAACATGAATCCAAAGCGGTGTAACGCTAGGTTGATTCACTGGAACAGGTGTCTGCCCGATACTCAATTGGCCTGTAATGATTGGCATCTATTCCCCAGTTTCATAACTGCCTTCAGGAACAGTTGACGGATTCTGCAACTGCACTGTAGGCAAACCAGTATGACCGATCTTAGGGAGACCCAAAACTTCCAAAACCTGTTCAGGAACAAAGCCGAGAGAAATAAGTTTTTGAGCCATAGCAACCTTATTCTCATCTTCAACCAAACCAGCAGCATTAATATCAATGTTCGTCAAAGGCACTCTCAGCTTGTCGCCACCTTCAACAGGTCGCATATTTTCTTTACGCCTAACCTCATTGACACTAAAGACACCATTCTGCAACATCTTGCTATAACCCTCAATACGAGTCGCATAATCGCCACGCAATAAATCTTCAGTCGAAAACGCAAGATAAGCATCAGTCGGCAACAAGTTACTGAAAGCATCTTCAAGTTTGCTGATCCAAGGTCTAAGCGTGTGAGTAACAAAACTAATCGCATTCTGTTCATTGCTGTTATACGATTGAGCACCACGCTCATTCAAACCAATCATGTTTGCAGGCACTCTAAAGATACGAGCAATATCTTCAACAGCCATACGCCTAGAATCCAACATTTGAGCCTGATCGTTAGCAATCTGAGTTGGCTTGAAAGTTGCACCACCAGACAAAATACCGGTCTTGTGAGCTCTACGATAACCCTTATGTTGTCTATCGAAACTCTTAGCAAGATTCTCTGCCTGTTCAGCAGTCAACGCACCAGGATATTCGATAACACCCTGAGTCAAAGTTCCCTGCCCAAAGAAACGAGCAGCAAAACCCTCCAAACTAATAGACAAACCCAAATTCTCTTTTAGAGAATCAACAGTGCTCTTACCTCTAATCTCACCTGGCATAAGAATTGAACCAGTGATATGCAAAACATCATCACCAGTCAAAGCCTTACCCTCCTCACCAGAATAAACAAACAACTTCAAACCAGCATTATTACGAGTAACATTTACCTTCAACGGATTCAACACCATCATTGAAAGAATGTCTTGAGTTTTTGGATCACGAAAAATCCTGATAAAAGCATTACCATCCAACAACAAACTAATCATCGCTTGTTGCCAAAAACTAGAAGCATTAATCATTGCATCAGGTCGAGAAACCCAAACAGGCTTAGGCCGATAAGGATAAGCAATACCATCACGCCTAATAAAAGTATCAACAGGCAAAGTAGAAATCGTGTCACTAATCAAAGAAACACAAGCCCAAACACTATTTATTTGAACCGAAGAAGCAAAATCAACGAAAGCTGAAGACTGAGTTTCAAGGCTAGTAAAATCACCTGCACCCCAAATCGCCTGATAGTTGATAGCACGATTCTCACCTGCAAGATTACGAAGCATTACTTGCCACCCTTATCCAAAGCCAAACCAAACAACAAAACACCAACACCAGCCAACAAAATACCGGCAGGCAAATACACTAAACCTGCACCAATCGAAACAATCGAAACACCTAAAACTTGCAGAATCGTAGCCAGCAAAGTCAATCCTTAGAATACAAAAAACTCGGGTATTATGTCATTATTTAGTTTACTTGTTGCCCTATCATATGCGATAACAAAAGCAACAGCAGCGTCAATCCTACGGTTACTGTTCCTAGACTCTTTCACTATTCGGCCACCCAGATTATCGACCTTCAAAACACAGTTATCAATATGACGTGCCAACAACGGATTACCATCATGCGTAAGGTTAGCTTCAGTAACAGCATCGTAAACCTTTTGAGTAGCAGGAATCATACGCCTAGCAGAAGTCGAAGGCCACTCCACAATCGGCAAACCATCATCCATCAAAACCTGCATAGAGCGTTGCCACCTAAAAGGGTCAAAAGCAATCTCCTTCACATTCCTATACTTTTGGCAAAACATCCTGATAGTTTCCTCAACCTCAACAGTGTCAACACGCCAATCATCACTATCATTAGGTTGCTTCTCCCAAGCCTGAACCATAAAAACATGAGCCTTATCCTCCTGAGACTTAGGGATTGTCACCCCAATAATCGCAGTAGTATCCCCACTAAACGAACCATCAACACCCAAAACAATCTCAGCATCAACAGGAACATCCACCTCAGCTGACAAAGTATCCCAAACACCAGCAGGCAACCAAGCATTCTTAGAGCTAACCCATTGATTGCAACGCTTAGTCCTAAACTCAGGTTCAGGAGTTCGCTTCACCATAGACTCAAAATCACTTTTACTGTTCAAATCACCGTAGCCTGGATTAGCCAACATCCAAGTCGATTCATCTCGATGATCTGCATCCAACGGAGCTTCCCACCAAGCCATATAAAAGGTCGGGTCATCAATCTCACCACGAGCAACCCTCTGCCCATACTGATACAACTGATAAGCAGTGGAATCCTGACCAGTGCTATCCGACTTCACCCCACAAGTAGTCGTAGCCAACATAATCGGCTGCCTACGAGAAGCCATCGACAACTGCATAACATCCCACATCGCCCTATCCTGCAACGCATGAACCTCATCAAAAATAACTGCACTAGCATTCAAACCCTCTTTTGAATACGCTTCAGCAGAAAGCACCCTCCAAATACTTCCTGTCGAAGGCACTTCAATAACATCCCGATAAATGTTACACATCGCAGCAAGTTCAGGTTCACGCTCAATAATCTTTCGAGCATCTCCAAAAGTAATACGAGCCTGCTCTTTCTCAGCTGCACAAGAATAAACCTCACCACCCTCATCACCACTAAACAAAAACCAAAGCCCCAATCCAGTAATCAAAGCAGACTTACCATTTTTACGAGCCATCCCCCAAAGTGCAGTCCTCTTTTGAAACAAACCATCTTGATCTAAAACCAAAGTCTCTCGAAGCAACTCCTCCTGCCAGCCACGAAGTTGAATAGACTCACCCGCTTTACCTGCAATCGAATCCTTAGTGAGCGTAACAAAAGTATTGATGAAATCAATCGCATCATCACCCCTCGAACCAAAACCCAAATCAGTAGGCGTAACCCAAGCAGGAGGCCAACTACTTGCCAGACTGTTCACGCTTAGCCTGCCTCTGCTTCAAAGCCTCCATCTTACTAATCGCCTTCACCTCAGCAACACCCAACCTAGATCTATCAGCAGGCGTAAAACCAAGCAAAGAAAGATTACGAATAACACGCTCATCCAAATCACGCAAAGCCTTACGCTCCCTCCAATCATTAGACTGCATAACACGAACACGCAAATTCCAACGCTCATCAATCAACTCACAAGTCATCAACAACAACTCAGCATCAGTATTAGGCGAAATCCACCCCAAACCAAAACCCCAAACCTTATCCCAAAACTCACGCCCATACTTCAACAAAGGTCGAGCCGGCTCAGGAACACCAACAGCAGCAGGCAACAATTCAATCTCATTCTGGTCAGGCAAAGGTCGCCTACCAGGATTACCCAACTTCCGTTTCACCTCAACAGGTTTAGACGGCCTACCAGCAGGCATAACTACCCCTCAACTAAAACTGCTTGCTCACCTGTCAACTTCTCCCACCGAGCAATAATCACATCAACATACTTAGGGTCAAGCTCCATCATAAAACAAGTGCGATCAGTCTGTTCACAAGCAATCAAAGTGCTACCCGAACCACCAAACAAATCAAGAACAGTTTTAGCATCATGATTAGTTATAGCCTTATACGCTAACTCAACAGGTTTCTGGGTGGGATGAAGTTTGTTCTTACCATCTTTATTTATTTCCCAGATAGTTGTTTCCGTTGTTGAACCAACGAATTTCAAAGTAGTATTTTTAGGTTTCCAATATAGACAAGGCTCATGCTTTTGTTTATAGTTAGCATTCATCGCACTATAGCCCCCATTTTTTATCCAAAGAATCAAAGCATGAACATCGCCAAACTTTTTAGCTGCAGAATAAAGGGATAAAAGATTAGAGTCACTAAACCAGATGTAACAAGCACCATCAACTTTTAGCGACAGCATTTTTATTACATCTTCATAGAGATCAACATCATCATTTTGAATCATCTCACGATTATTAAAAATAGCCTCACCTGTATTTTTACCTGTGAACTGTATGCCACCTGTATAAGCAACACCATAAGGGGGGTCAGTAAAAGCCATGTCGCACTTTTTATTGAGAGTCAATAAATCAATATCACTAAGACTTGTAGAGTCACCACACATTACCCTGTGTCTGCCTAACTGCCAAACCTGACCCAACTTAGCTTTAGCCTCAAACACTTCAGGAATCTCATCCTCAACAACATCCTGCAACGGCTCAACAACAGCCTCAAAACCCAAAGCCTCAACATCCCAATCAGCCAACTCCAACTGCTTCAACTGGTCAGACAAAACCTGCTCATCCCACTCAGCTAACTCAGCAGACCGGTTATCAGCCAACGCATAAGCCATCACACGCTGCTCATCCCAATCATCAGGACACCTAGCAACAGCAATCTCACTCCACCCTAAAGACCTGGCAGCGACAAGAGTCCCATTACCAGCAACAACCCTGTCACGCCAAACAACAATCGGCTTACGCTGACCAAACTCTCTTAGACTGCCAGCAATCGCATCCAAATTCTTCTTATCATGCCTACGAGCATTATTAGGATCTAACTCCAAAGAATCAACAGCAACAATCTCAACCTTCACTTACTCCACCTAACAAAGTTACGAACATGAACAACAAAAAACACGACAGCCGAAACAAGAAACCCAAACTGCCTCGACTGCCAGCCATAAACAAACCAACCCAAACTCGTCAACATCCCGACCACAAAACCAACACGCCTCTTAGATCCGCTCAACCAAAGCTGAACCAAACCACCGCCAGCCAAACCAAAACTCCACAAATCCATAAAACAAGACTACGCCAAAACATCGCCTAAACAGCCTCTAAAAGCCACAAACAAAACAACCAACTATAACCAACACCTTCACCTCGAAAAGCCCCTACAAGCCAGCCAAGCCCAAAGCAAACCAGAAAACACTTAAT